ATGGGGACGTTGAGTTTGTTACCCATATTCCCCACAATGGAAGAAGCGAATTAGTTTAGGAGAAACGGCCTTTCGTAGCCGTTTCATAAAGTTTTGGAAGTGAGATTTTATTAGAGACTGACTAGGGGGGAGATTTTCGGGAGCATAGGTTAGAGTGATGAACGCATTATCCTCGTGGCCATAGGCCTCATGGACGCAGCGCATAGCCCATTGGCGAGAGCGTTCAAGACGGCAGCCAATACATTGGCCGCAGGGTACCTGAATGCCGACACGTGAGGCAGATGGCCTCGCGTAGGGATTTTTGAAAGAGATTGTAGGTTTGCCTTTGGCAGTTTTGACATTTAATAACTGCCAAGCCGAGATTGGGTGGTAGCAAGGCATACGCGCCCCTTTTTAGGCGCGAATACCACCGCGCATCGGCATAACCGTAGCGTTTTTCGGGTGGACGTGTTGCGATCCAGCCGTTTTTGAGAAATAGCGCTTTGATTTGCTATTATTCATTTTTTTTCGGAACATTTGATTAGTCTCCACATCCGGAGCACCGGAGGTTAAGTTCCATTTGCATTCCGTTTAGTTCGTATTGTGCAGCTAGTTTTTCATTTTTCCAAAATTTAAGGTCTTGAGCATTAGATCTAAGACGTATTTTGGCCAGTTTATACTCATTTTCGCATGTTTCAATGCGATTTTTTAGACGTAGTTTTTGCTGTTCCAGCATTTTACCCCCCCTTTTGGTGTCAGTCAGCACAGTTACATCAAGTAGAGTACTGTGCTATTTGTTGATTTCGGCCTTAATTTTAGCGATTAAGTCCTTTTCAGCATTGGTTTTAGCAAGGTTTTGGGCCGCGATATAGTCGTCCGCTTCCTTTTTACGAGCAGCGGCACGGATCGCGACAGCTTCGGGCTTGAGCAAGCCCATTTGTTCCATTTCGTCCATGTTTTTAGGATCATTAACGAATCCGAGAAATTTGGCCGGATCATTCTCGAAGCGATTGCGGATCTGTACGTCGAGATTTAGGAATTGTTCCTCCGCATGGCGGACGATATTGATCGATTCCTGGTAATCCGGCACATTAGAGTAATCCCCGTAAGTGGGATTTTTTAGGATCATGTTAGGAAGTTGTCCGCTTTTCTCAAAGCGTTTGAAGATTAAGTTTATATCGGATTCTTTGAGATCCGCTTGTTTAGTGACACCGGGATCATTAGCGAAGTTCAGATCCGAGTCAAGCGTAGGACGAGTGTCGTATTGATTACGAGCGATTGTAGTCATTTTAGTTTTCCTTTTAGTTGAACCAGGTTTTTACACCCTGGGATTTGAGATTTGATTGAGTAGTTGATTTTGCACTAGTTAAGCTCTTGAAAGCACTAGTAATAGCGCTAAGAGGAATACGACCGAAGCGAGGATTTCCAATGAAGCCACTACTGTTAGCAATCGCAGCAGCCGAGTTAGCAGCATTGAGTCCTTGTTGAGATTTTTGCGTTCGAGTGGTTTCATCATTTAGCCTCGCTTCTGATACGGCTTTCGCCGTGTTAGCAGCTATGTTAGCCATTTGAGCTTTTATTTGAGCAGCATCACTTTGAGTGTTTTGCATTACGGCCATAGAGCCGCCCGGGGAGCTTGCCCCGGATCCCCCGGTAGCAGAGAGGATGGGATTTAGTCCGGCTTTGCGAAGGTCGTCGACCTCGCGTTGATGAGCCGTTGAGGACATACGCTCCTGCCAGTCGCGGTTTTTTTGAGCTTCAGCAGAGTTTGCAGCATTTTGTTCAGCAATAGCACGAGCAGAGGAAGCAGAGGAAGAGCCACCGCTAAACGCGGAATAGGCGCTTACTCCGAGCATTAGAGCATCATCCCATCCGAAGGCCATTAGTCAGTTTCCCTTGTTTGATTACGTTTACGGTTGACGTCAATGTTTGTGAAGATAGAAAGAGCAGAGTTTAAGATTAAGATCACTAGAGTTACCCAGTCAAGGTGCATAAGCTAGCGCCCTTTCGGTTGCTTGGGGGAGCGCAAAAGCGCACTCCCCCCATTTTTTTAGAAGTGATCTATTAAGCCGGGCACAGAGAACGTCGGCATAGGTCGAGCACATTTCAGATCGAAATAAGCATCCGAAGAAGAATTGAGGCTCCGTATTCACGGCGACCACCCGATCAATCGGGGGGGTCTCCTGAATGAAGGTAGCGCCGAGCGTCGGGAGCCCGGTGAATTTTTGAGAGAGATGCCAGTAATCAAGAGGTGTGCCATAGTGAGAGCGCATTTTCCCAGTTATATTTGAGGGTTTATAGCGATATTCAGCATAGCGTTCTTGATAGCCAAAGGCAGCGGCATCTTGAGCAGCATTAGCAGAGCCTTGACAGTAGATTTCTTTGTTTAGTACGGCTTGTTCGCCGATATTGGCGAGAGCAGGCCAGTACATGTCAAGGCGAGTAGACCGGGAGAACATACGATTGAGCCCGGTTTGATAGGTTAGATCGGCATAGGCACAGACCATACCGATGATGAGACAATGTTCAGAGAAGGATTTGACGAAGCCTTGACCCTTTTGAGCAGCGATCCCGGCAGCAGAGAGACGGCCAGTAGCGAGGGAGCCGGCAGTTGCAGAGGTTTGAGGGACAGGAGTGAGCATGATTGGAGTAGTGCCGCCTCCGAGATATTCAGGCCGTTGGAGCCGGGAGTCATTGGGATCAAGGACTCCGAAGTGAGATTGTACGATTTCGCGGTAACGAGTACCGCCGCGAGCGTCGCGTTCGTACATTTTTTGAGTCTGGAAAGCAAGCCGTAAGGCGTTGATTGTTATACCAGACGCAGAGGAGAGATCAGCATTGATTTCAGGGACATATTGGACAGTACCGCCTTTTATCCACATATAGTCTTTTCCGGCAGAGGACCAGCTTGTGCCGGAAGGAGGATGCGCGCCTTTTGTATCATAAGCGGCGCTTGGAGTCTCGCCATAGGCGAGAGCAGAGAAAGCGATCCCGGTAACCGGAGCGTTTCCACTAAGACCGACAGAGACGGCGGTTCCAGTATTGTTTTTTTGCGTCCAAGGTAAGCAAGACGTGAAGTAATCGTGACGCTTGCCGCGTTTAAGAAGGACATAGTCCGCGATAGCGTCCGGGCCGTCGTCAAGATCGACGACGACAGAATCTTGCAGATTTTGATCGCGGAACCACTCGTTCCATATGAGATTATAAGCACGATGCCATAAGGACACGTGCGAGAGAGTGCCCGAGGCACCAATAGGGGAAGTTGCAGCAGCAATAGGAATCCCCATATAGTCGGAGAGAGATTCAGCAGCCGGAGAGTAAGCGGTAAATACCGGGAGCGTGAAAGCAGTTGACGCAGTTGTTGTGGCTTGTTCGCCACAGAATTTTTTGAAGTTTGACCATACCAAGCGATAGGGTACGGCAAAGAAGAAAGACGCAAGATATAGATTGTCCATAAATGGGACAATCGGGGTTGAAAGTCGAGCAAAGGTCGACATTTTTAAGTTGAAGCTATCCCCGGGTAATACCTCGTCTACAAAGACCGGGATTAGATACCCGGAATTGAAAGCCGTTTTATAACCATGCGAGCGATCAAAGGAGCTCCGCTGGATTTCGGCTTTAGGGACTTGCGAGAATGAATGTCCACTTGTTAAGACGGAAGGTTGATTACCTGCGGGGAAGCTCAACATATTGATTCTCCTTAGTTTTGGATAGCCATTTCTTGTTTGACGTGTTCGCTTGCGAGACCAAGCGAGTATTTAGTTTCATAGATTTCGACAGATCCGGTTCCTTGTTCAAATGAACCGATCTCGAATAGGGTGAAGTCAGAGGGAAATTTTGCGATTTGATTTTGTTTGTCGGATCTGTTAGATGCAACCTCGGACCACTCACGAATAGCGTTTGCGGTGAAGTCGCGGAAAAACGGAACTCCATAGGATTGTGTTTTTGCATCATACACGACGAACAGTTTAAGTTTCATTTTCAAGACCCCTTTTGAGTTGTTTGAATTGTGCGATTTTGCAAGTTTCTTTTGCTGCCAACCTGGCAGCTGTGTTATCGGCAGCATTATTAATAGCTTGAGTTTTTCTGTCAAGCTTTATTTTTTCGTATAAGGCCGGGTTTTGGGCTTCTAGTTGTTTATCATAGTACCTGGGAGGAGTCATTTCCTTGCCGCGAATCACGACGTTGTCAGAGGGATATACGTCGGTTTTAAAGGTTTCATACCAATTTTTACCAATGCCCGGGCGCCGGGACATGGTTGTATACTCGGGCAGCCGCCCTTGATAGTGTTTTTCGGCAAGATCCCCGGTGATTTTTTTTGTTATGTAGCGTGCCACATAGGCAGCAGATTCAAAGGTTACGTCTCCGACGGTAGCGAAGCCGCCCGGCCATAGTTTTTCAAGCATAGGGGAGCGATAGAGGCGACAGTCGTCGCGGATTGTGTAGAGAATTTTATCGGGAAAGTCATAGCCAAAGATGCAGGCATGATAATGGGGAC